GGAACTCTTACTCCACGACCTCGCAATCAACGGGGGTGTGTGCGGTGATGCGTTCGTCAAGATCGTGCGCGATCCCACGAGAGAGTATCCGAGACTCATCAACCTCGATCCGGCTAACGTACGGGCGCTCTGGGACCCAGACGATATCGATCACGTCGTCGAATACCGCATAGAGTGGCTCGGGATCGATCCGGCCACTGGCACCAGCATTCTCAGGCGGCAGACGGTCAGTGAACAGGCGCCGACGTGGCTTATCACCGACTGGATCATGACGCAGTCAGACGTTGACTATCGCGAAATCGGCAGGGAAGTGTGGCCGTATAAGTGGTGCCCGATTTTCTCAACCAAGAACCTGCCGGCACCCAACGAGTTCTACGGGACACCCGACCTTACACAGGATGTCATCTACCTGAACGACCGTATCAACTTCATCGCGTCAAACACGACGCGGATTATCAGACACCACGCGCATCCGAAGACGTGGGGGAGAGGCTTCAGCAACCAGCAGGTTGACATGTCGCCAGAAACGATTACAATCATACACAGTCAGGATGGCATGCTCCAGAACCTTGAGATGCAGTCCGATCTGCAGTCCAGCCTGAACTGGTATAAGTACCTCGTGTCGGCCATGCATGCCGTGGCAAGGGTGCCTGAAGTCGCCACTGGACGCGTGGAAAGCCTCGGACAGCTTTCCGGCGTTGCGCTGGAGATGCTGTACGGACCGATCGTGGAGAAAACACGTACCAAGCGGATGCTCTATGGTAAGATGCTGAACTCGATAAACGAGGCGATGCTGGAAATGCACGGAACAAGCGGACAGTGCACGTGCCGCTGGGCGGACCCGTGGCCTGTTGATAACCTCACACAGGCACAGATAGGGCTGCTCTACGATCGCCTCGGCGTCTCGCGGCACAGCATCATGGATATGCTGGGCTTCGACTACGCGAGAGAAGAAAGACAGCGCGCCACCGAACAGCCTGTTGAAGGCGGCGTTGAGCATAATGCTGATACAGGCGGCGTGGCATCCGTCAGGAGCGCCATAGCCGATCTGCGTCCGTCGCGAGTGGCGCGCGACACGTTTACCGGTGCAAGTGAGAATGGCTCGATGCCAGGAGGGCAGTGATGAGCGAAGTCGGTCAGGAACCGCAATCGCAACAGGAAGAGAAGACTTCCGAACAGCAGTCCAGCGTTCAACAGGAACAGACGCCGGAGCCGGCTAAGACCGCCGACGAATGGCGCTCTGTGGCCGAGCGGGAAATCCGCGAGCGGAAGGAAGCGAACGCTGAGGCGCATAAGCTTCGGGCGCGGCTCAGGGAGCTTGAAGCGGCTGAAGATGAGCGCAAGAAAGCCTCCATGACCGAACAGGAACGCGTTCAGAAAGAACTCGAAGACACGCGCAAGGCACTGGAACAGACAAGGCAGCAGTATCGCGAAATGCAGATACGGCTCTCTGTTGACAATGCCGCACGCGCCATCGGCGTGATCGATACTGACGCCGCCTTCAGGCTCATGGATCAGTCGAAACTAGTCTTTGACGACGCCGGAAATCCCCAGAACGTCAATGAACTCATCGCCGACCTTGTCAAGGAGAAGCCGTACCTCGCTTCTCCAGCGACGAAACCGGCGAATCCGACCAAGGGCGCAGGCTCGCAGGCGGGCCGCGAAGAAGAACTTCGTGCACTCCTCTACGGCAATCCAGCAGGACCCTTCGAGGTGCGACCAGACGGCGTTGTATGGGGTGAAAAGCCGGCATAAGGAGATCCATCATGCCAAGCTATATGAACGCTGGCAGCATTGCCGCGTATGTCCAAACGATCTATGAGGCGGCTACTCTTGTAGCAAGAGACCGCCAGTTCCTTCCTAGCCTCGTGACGCCCTTCACGGACGCACGGGGAACCGCCATCCGAAGCCGAAGCGAGTACGGTACAGTGACGTTCGGCACAGTCAACGACTACGATGACCTGAGTTCGCAGGCGATCACTCCGGCAGTGAAGAACAGCCTGACGCCGTTGCTTTATGCCGCTCAGTTCATCGTAACGCAACTCCGCATAGACACCGACCCATTCAACGTCATGCGCGACGCCGCCCGCGAACTCGGCGAAGGTGCCGCTCAAAGCATTCAGCAGAACATCGCCGCATGCTTTACGAACCTCAGCGCCGGAACCGTGGGAAGCGCCGGAGGCACTCTCAAAATCTCCGACCTTGCCAAGGCGGTCGCAATCCTGCGGCAGGCTGGAGCACAGCCTCCATATTACGGCGTTCTGCAGAACGGGCACGCCTACCATCTCGGTACGGCGCTCCTGCCTGGCGCAGGCGTCACGATCACAAACGCTCCGGAACTGCAGAACCGATATGCTCAGGAAGCATTCGTCGGATACGCCCTTGGCGTCTACTGGTTCCAGACCAACGACATCCCGAGCGGAACAGCGGCAGTAGCGGGCATCTTCAACCGCGAAGCCATCGCTTACGACGTGCGTGCGCCGTTCACCATCAAGCCGCAGTACGATGCCAGCCGAGGCATGGGCGCAATCGAACTGAACGCGTCCATGGTGTACGCAACCGGCGTATGGCGGCCAGGGTTCGGCGTCAAGCTCGTCGGCACGTCGGTTGTCGCCTAGCCACGAACACATAGGGCGGCGATAGGGCGCAAGCCCGACAAGGAGTTCCCCCCGCTCCTTCGCCGCCCTACCAAGGGGGAAGCCGCCAAGGGGGAGCGGCAAACAATGCGGATTCTCTGGTCAAGCAATGCACCGTGGGTGCCGTCCGGATATGGACAGCAGACCAAGCTCACCGTTCCTCAGCTTCAACGCCTCGGGCACGATGTCGCTATAGACGCCTTCTGTGGACTTCAAGGCGGTGTTCTCAGCATAGACGGCGTGCCCATCTATCCGAGCGGCGGACATCAGTACGGATGCGATACGCTCGCCGCTGACGCCGCCGACTTCAAGGCGGATATCGCCATTACCCTGATTGACGCGTGGGTTTACCACGATGTTGATCTCGGCTCCTGCAGGTGGGTTCCCTACTTCCCCGTTGATTCCGAGCCGATAGCTCCGATTCTGTTGAACTCAATCAAGCGAAGCTACGATCGGATTGTCTTCAGCAAGCACGCGATGAAGGAACTGGATGCGGCAGGATTGTCCTATAAGTACGTGCCGCACATGATCGATACCGAAGTCATGAAGCCCAAGGAGGAGACTCGGTGGCGGGAATCAACCGGCACTCCTGAAGATGCGATGGTCTTTGGCATGGTTGCGGCCAACAATACCTTCCCTTCACGCAAGGCATACCCGCAGGTTCTTGAAGCCTTCATAAGATTCCATGCCGACGTTCCGAACAGCCGCCTTTACATCCACGCGCGAACGGCTGAGCACTCGCAGGGCGGTACGGTCAACATGCCAGCCATGCTTGATGTTCTCTGCAAGAAGTACGGCGTGAACGATTCGTCATGCGTCTTCTGGATCGACCCCTACGTATTGCGCGTCGGCGCGCCGCCGGAGTACATGGCTGACATGTACAACGGTATTGACGTGCTCCTGTCTCCCTCAATGGGCGAAGGCTTCGGCATTCCGATACTCGAAGCGCAGGCATGTGGAACGCCGGTCATCATCGGGGACTGGACTGCCATGCCCGATATCTTCTTCGCAGGCTGGAAGGTCGAACGTGCTGAAGCTGTGCCGTTCTGGATATCAGGTTATGACACGTACTTCATGCTTCCGTCCGTGGAAGGCATTCTCAGAGCCATGCGCGAGGCCTATGAGTGGAAGCGGTCGGACAGAACGGCGCTCAAGGAAGCCGCGCGCGCTGGAGCCGTCGCATATGACTGCGTAACCGTTGCCGACAACTACTGGAAGCCGGCGCTTGACGACATTCACGAGCGTATCAAGCGAGGCTACGGCGAGTTCCGCATGGTCAAGATGTAATGAACATCCAGCTTCTGAACCCTCCGGTGTTCCACTACTCCGGAGCGCGGTACAGGATGCTCCCGACAATCGGCCTCCCCACGCTCGTATCGGTACTCAACCGGGCCGGCCATACCTGCGAAGGGATTGACCTTGAGGCCCTCTGCATATCGCCTGAGGCCCTCGCTGACAGGTACAGGCAACAGCGTGAACTATGGCCCGATGCCGTCGGCGTAACTGGGCTGTCAATCACCGCACGTGGCATGGAAGAGACCGTCAAGGCCCTTCGCACGTGCGGCTTCGCAGGCACAATCTTTGCTGGCGGAGTGTACGCGACGCTTCATCCAGAGCGAGTCCTAGGCTTCGGCGCGGACCTCGTTGTTACCGGCGAATGCGAAGGCAACATCGTCCAGCTACTCGAAAGCGGAGCGACAGGAATCCAGGAAGGTCAGCCGGCTGACATAGCCGACATTCCAGCGCCTGACTGGAACCACTGGATGCCGTTCATCACGAGCTACGAAGGCAATATACGCTCGATGATGATGCCGAACCCCTCGATATCCATGTGGAGCCGCGGCTGTCCCTTCCGCTGCATCTTTTGCGCAAATCCGATATTCGGAGGGCGCAAAACTCGATATAGGCCTGCTCAGGCCGTCATAGACGAGATGACCATGCTCGCTCGACTTGGTGCCGAGCGGTGCAACGTCTATGATGATGAACTCGTCGGAACGAAACTTCCTGACGGGTGGATGCACGACATAGCCGATGGGATTGAGCATCTCGGTATCAGGTGGATAACGCAGGGGCGCTGCAGTACGCGGTTCGTGACCGACGAACTCCTGCGAGACATGAAGCGCGCAGGATGCCAGTTGATATGCTGGGGCGTGGAATCCTTCAGCGAACCGCTTCTTGAGATACTGCACAAGGGCACCGATCGAGATGACATCATCACCACACTGAGGCGTTCTCATGACGCTGGCATTGCGAATGGCGTATTCACCATGATCGGCAACTACAGGGAAAGCGAATACGACAGAGCGGTTACATGCGAGTTTCTCGGCAACGCCTATCGCAACGGACTCATCCAGATGCGCCAGACGACCATATGTACTCCCATGGAAGGCACCCGGTTCGGAGAACTTGCGAAAGAGGAAGGGTGGTACGATCCGCCGCCAGAGGCCGGTCCCCAAATGCTCCAGCTTCAGCATAACCCCTGGCTGACGCCTGAGCAGGCTGACTACTGGATGCGCGCGTACAGGCAGGCATGCCCGCCGGAGATGGTGTGATGAAAGTACTGCTTCTACATTACAACGTTGGTCAGTACGCACAGGGCGGCGCGGAACGGATATTCAATGATTCTGCCACGGCCCTTCGCATGCGCGGGCATGACGTGCTCGCTACAGACGGACGGGAATGGATTGACATTGACCGTCCCGCTCCTGAATACGATGTCGCCATCGTCTTCACAATGTACCCACGCGACTACGACCTGAACCTTACGAAGTGGATAGTCTCCGGCAAGCCTTACATTATATGGGCGCAGGATTACTGGCCCTTCTGCCCGCACCGAATGTGCCTCATCGGCGACGAGTCCTGCCCAGCGGTCACTGGAACATGCAATAACGCATGCGGTGCCTTCGTTGACGGCAAGTACTCCAGAAATCACATGGAGCCATGGTCCGAGGAGTGCCGTACTTTCGCTCAGGCTTCGAAGGTCATGGTAGGCAACTACAGAAGCGCCAAGATGCTCCAGCGCAACGGCATAGCTGTCTGGAGAACAATGGCCTACGCCGTAGACGCCGATCTGTTCTCGCCTGATTGGTCACAGCACCATGTCTGCAATCCCGTTATAGCGGTGTCGAGCGCATGGCCGCAATACAAGACGAAGGGACTGCACATACTCGCTGAAGCATTCAGCGGTAGAAACTGGGGATGCCAGCTAATCACCGGCCTTCCCAAAGAGGACGTTGCAAAAGCGCTCAAAGGCGTTGATATCTTCGTCTTCCCGTCATGCTACGAGGAGACGTGGGGCCTTTGTCTGACTGAAGCCATGGCCAGCGGATGCGCGTGCGTCTCCTCGGACGTGGCGGGCTCGCGCGCGCAAATAACGCATGCCGTAGATGGCATCATAGTGCCGAAGCGTGATCCAGTTGCATTGAGAGAAGCTGTAGAATCGCTCATAGACGATCCGTGCAGAAGGGAAGCATTGGGCCGTTCGGCGCGTCTAAAGGTTGAGCGCAAGTTCACGCTTGAGAAACTGGGCAAGCGTCTGGAAGACGCGCTTCTAGACTGCATCAACGATTGTGGTGCACAATACACAATCAGTCCCGAGGAGGTGCTTGATGCCAAGCAGGAGCAAAGCGCAGGCAAGATGGCTATACACCAAGAGTGCGAAGAAGGCGCTCGGACCGGAGAAGCAGAGGGAATGGATTCAAGCTGACCAGTCACGCGGCACGAAGAAGCTTCCTGAACGCAAAGGCAGACGGCGATGAGCGTTCGCGGCGAGATGGTTGATATCATCGCCAGATGCAGGGACATGATCGCCGATCCAGACGGCGAGCAGTTCGACGACGAGACCATTCAGACAGTCCTCGATGAGCACGCTCGGACCGACCTCATGTGGGCCATGATGAAGCCCGTCCCGTTTATCGAGCCAGGTGGGCTTGTCACATTCCGTACCTTCGTCTCCCCATTGGTTCCTGTTGCCAAGACCGCCAGCCTTTACGACGCGACCTATTCCCAGATCACGCCGGTAGCATCTGACTACATGCGGGGCATATTCAGCTTCGCGCAGGACAAGCCGGAGCCCATGCGTCCCGTCATGATTGTCGCAGACGCATACGATATCAACCTCGCCTGCGCGACACTCTGCAGGATATGGGCCAGCCGCGTGAAGTCCGATGTCTCCTTCAAGGACCCGAACTTCTCGCTGTCAATGAAGGAGCAGTACGACCATCTGATAGAACTCGCCAACGCCTTCCTGTCAAAGTCGCCGCCAACGACCATCCATATGCGCCGCGGGGATACCGTGCCATGAGCGGTTACGGCGAAAAGTCCCTAGAAGCCGCTCGGAAGGTCATCGAGCGCACATTCAGGAATACCGCTCAGGTGCTTCAATATTCGAACGCCAGCGACGGTGCCGGAGGATGGACGCAGAACTTCACCGCCTCAGGTACGGTCAACTGCACTCTGTCGCCGAATGTTCTCTTCTCAAGGCGCTTTGGAGGGAATGAGGGCGTCCATGCGTCTGAGCTTCAGTCTCCGACGGATCACTTCGTCATGCTCCCGCGCGACACGGCGTTGAAGCCGACAGACAGGCTTCTGATCGACGGAACGCTGCTCTTGGAAGTGATCGAGGTCATCCCCATGGAAATGACGTATCCCTATGCCATGGCCAGATGCTCTGAAATATCATGAGAATCTCAGCGTCCGTAAGAGTCCATTCGCGCCTGCGCTATATGAGCAGAAGGATCGACACGGCCATTCAGGAAGGCGTGAAGGAGATTGCGAAGGAAGCAAGACGGCGAGCCCAGCAGATTGTTCCTGT